AACGCTTGCTGAATCCCCGCGAGCACGTCCCACGGGTCCGGTGTTTTCGGCGGTGCTTTCTGATCCATATCCATCCTTACCAGGCCGGTTGACCGTTGGGCAGCATCGCGGGCTTGCCTTCGATCATGCGGCGCATGTTCACGAGGTCTTTCGCCATTTCGACACCCGGATGCGCGGTACGCTCAGACTCTTCCGGTGTCAGACCGATTCTGAGATGGAGGCCGTCGATTTTGGCATCCACGCGGTCAAACTGCTTGCGCGCCTTACGCTTCGTCGCCGGCTCGCCTGCCGCGTGCGATTCGTAGGCGTAGAGTTCCTTTGGTTCGTGGCAGAACGGCGACGTCGGAGGAATGACCAGTTGTACGCCACGTCCTGCTGCGATGCCCGCCCAAAACTCCGCGCCCGCGCGCTGTTCTTCGTATTCTGAGCCGAGTTGATAGTGAATCCCGAAGAATCCGAGATGCGACACGCCTTCCGTCAGCGCCAAGGCGACCATGTACGCCGTGTGGGACGTGAAGTAGCGTGGAAACTCGGAGAGAATCCGATCCAGCGGATAGCGCACCGATGACGGCACTTCCTGTCGCAGTTCTGCGAGAAAGATCGGCGCCTTTTCGCGCTTCATCCAACTGAGATAGCCGGGACTGCCCTTCGACTCAATCCATGACCACGGATGGAGGTCGAAATAGCGGTCCACACGTCGGCAGAGGGTATGAATGGTCGCGTGCGACCAGATTTCCCATGAGGGATCAAACCACGGGGTCTGATCCAGCGTGGGCGCGGAGCCGAGAATCGCAATCTTACGTTGCAGACCGATGCCGAGCTGCCGATGCGGCAGGATCGGCGGAGGTTCGTAGATCCGGTCGCCATGCGCGGCAAGGATGGCTGGCGTGATCGGCTGACCTGGACGCAGATGTCCCAACGGGGTGATGCTATTGGAACGATCCTGTCCGTCCGTTCGACTCACGCCAACCTCCCTTAACGACCTACGATGTGGAGCCGAACCAGCCCGCCATGAACGGGTAATTGAGCTGGGCCGTGAACGGCGCGACCAAGGCCGAGGTGCCAGTGGCCGTACTCGCGCACGTATTCGGAGCCGTCCTCGCGAGGGCATTGAACAACGCGAAGTTGCTGGTTTCCGTGGACGTCGATTTGTCCACGTAGCCCACGTCCGTCGTCACGACCGCGATCAAGCCATCGGCCGTGGTGACACCAGACGTGCCGAGCGCGCCCGTGTGGATTCCGTAAATCTGAACCCATCCGTAGCGCAAGGTGGCCGAGACCGTCTGTCCGGCCGAACCGGACGTGACGATGCCGACCCAGCCGCGTGCCGTGGTCGTGAGGATGGTCGCCAAGAAGTTATGGTCGAACTGCACCCACGATCCGTACACGAAGCCAGTGGCCGAAGGCGCGGCGCCGAAGTCAACGAAGATGTATTCGTTGCCATTGACGTCCGTCGCCCGCGTGCCGAGCGGGAGAAACACCGACGAGAACAGTTCCGAGGTTTCGCCAGGAATGGCGGCGCCTCCGCGTCCTGAAATGACAGCCATTGAGTGCCTCCTTCCCTTAGCTCTGCGTTGAGGTGATCACGCCAAGGCGGCGCGGGTTATCCGAGACCAGATTGTAGACCGTGAGGATCTTCACGACGTCGGCAAACTGGTTCGCGGGGTTGACGGCCGGTGACGCCTTCATCCAGTACATCCATCGGATGAAGAGATTGCGCCGGTTGAGGATGTACATGAGCGCCGACGGTGCGGCCCGATCGTACGCAATCGGGATGTCCTTGAACATGATGTGATCACCCTGGTAGCCGCTGAGCAACTTGTCCGAGGTGGACGTACGGTTCAGCCGCTCCACGGTGACGCTCAGGGACTCGTACCCTTCAAACGTCGTCTGATCGGTCACGCCGAAATCCGGCGTCTGCATCGAGACGCCGGACGAACAGTTGTTGTACACCGTTCGCATGGTCGCCTTGAGGTTGTCGTAGATGGTCGAGGACTTCGCGCCCGAGGACTGCTGATTGCGCCAGAACGAGAAGTTGACGCGGTTGATCGCACCCACGGTGCCGGTCGTCGGCGTCGAGGACACGATGTACTGCAACCCGCCCGCCTGCTTGCTGCTCGTGCCGGTGCCGTCCGAGAAGAGGTCGGTATTGATCTGGGACATCATGGAGTTCTTGAGGTTCTCCATCTTGCCCGCTTCCAGATCAAACTTCCCTGCGGCGCCGGCCGTCTGTCCGCGCTCGAAGTCGGACATGACGATCAAGCCGCCGACCAGCTTCCACGCGTACTCGTAGCGATCGAACACGTCGATACGCGAGACGTCGAGGGTTTCCAGTTCCGACATCGACTTGGTGGTCGTGTTGGTCTGGTATTCGATGGTGCCCGTGATCGGATCGCCAGCGCCCTTTTTGAAGGTGTCACCGACGCGCAAGTTTTCCAGCAACCAGAAGTAATTGAAAATGTTGTCGGCTGGATCTTGCTTGACGTAATCCTCCCACGCGCTCGCCACCACCTGACCCTTGTTGGGGCCGGGAATGGACATGGAGGTCTCCTACGCGGGTTGGATCAGCCGAGTTGAGACGCGAGCTGTTCCATGTGCTTCGCCAACTCCGAGACATTTTTCGGAGGTGTTCGCACGGCACTAGAACCTGTCGCGGCCGAGGCTGACCCATGCTCCGCATTCGCTTTGCGTTGCAGATCAGCGAGGTTGACCATTCCTGGTTGTGGGGCTTGGAGCGACGGCAAGACCTTCTCCGCGTACAGTCGGTTGTAGACCAGCATCATCGTGCCGACCGCGCCGCGCGCCTCGAGGAGACGTGGGGTCTCCTGCGCGATACGGGCTAACTCCGACGCAATCTCCGGTTGGAGCGTATCCCAACTGGGGAGTTTCCGTGCGTCGGCCAGCGCCTCGCTCGCAATCCCCCCATAGTGGGCATTCGCGGCGGCTTGCTGCCGTTCCGACTGGACCTGTTCGACGGTTTGCAACACGGGACGATACCGCTCATCCATCTGCGCGGTCATAAACTCCGCGAAGTTTTGGAATGCCTGCACGACGGCGGCTTCCGAGAACGCTTTTTTGCCGTCTTCCGACACAAGGTCGGCCGCTGGGAAGATGGACTCCATCGTCCGAGGCGGGGTAGGTTGAGCGGGTGGCTGCTGCTGAGAGACGCCAAGTTCGCGCCCGAGTTGGTCATAGAACCCGCGAGAATCGCCCTTGAGGCGCATCGCCAATCCAATGGCGGTTTGAAATTCTTCGGGGGTGTAACCCTTGGCCCAGGCGTATTGCTTGAGGGCTTCCGCAGCCGCTTGTTCCCGTGCGTTTTTGAGGGCTTGTTCGTGGCGATCGAAAGGAATGGGACCTCGCGGTTCCGCCACAACCGGCGCCCCTATCGCGGGCGCAGTCGAATCGGCGCTTGCCGACACCGGCTGTGAGGGGGTCGCGGCTGACGAAGCCGCCGCATCTGCTTTCGCTAAGGCCGCAGCGGCAGTTGGCGCGCTTGACGGCGACGGGGCCGCTACTGGCGCCGACGGGGCCGCGGGCGATGTCGAAGGGGCAGAGGCGTTATCGGTCGTACCAGATTCCAAGAGGGTACCAGCTCACTCTGACCTGTATCGCACGGTCAGCCTCGACGGTAGCGCGTATCTTACGGCCGTTCCACTTTTGGCGCAACAAAAAGTGCCGGACGGCCACACGTGGAACAAATGACATCCCCCGACGGTCGTTGTAGAAAGTCTACAGAGCCACATCGACAAGGACTCGGCTCAGGAACGTCCGGGGACGCCCATATCGGCCTGCCAGACGCGACATCGACACTGAACGGCCCAGATTCGTCCGTTGCCATCGTTCTCTCCGTGTAGGGCATCCTCGCACTGATTACAGACCACCCGGAAGCCGTGCCGGTTGGCAATATCGTGGAAATTGGCGATCTGCATCATCTCGGAGGACGTCACCGGGATGATGTCCTGTCGAGTCGGGACGATCTGCCCACCGGGAAGGTGCAGGAGCGGGGTATTAGCCAAGGGTGTTTCGCATCTTTCTGGCTTCGGCGGGTCCGAGGACGTCATTAAACGTGTCGCCAAGGTCCAATTTGATGTTTCCGACATGATCCGGCTCCTCATGTCTCGGCTGAGAGGGACGAGAGAGCAGAATCCGTGCGTTTTCGAGCGTATAGGGGTCCATGTACCCCTTGGGGTTCGGAATCCCGGCCGGATCGATGTCCGTGCCTGGCATGGGGCTGAACTTTTCCTTCAATTCGAGGCCCGCCTTGAGCATGGCCTGCTTCCGTTCGGTGTGGGAGTAGACCGTGATCGGCTGCTGGCCGTAGTTTTCCAAGGTCATGCCGCCAGGAATCTCGTCGCCATGAACGAAATGCGACTGTGGCTGGCCTGCCTTCGTTGAGCGCGACAACAGTCCGCACTCTGGGCAACTCACCAGGTCTCCCGCCCTGACGAACTGGTCCCCGGACCAGCCACAGTCGCAAATGCGCCGTTCGATGACGGCCACGCGGACCCTCACTGGATTCTCCCGACACCAGGCGCGGTCGGTCCAGGCGGTCCACTTTCGGCGGCGGCGGGATGAATGCGTTCCAGTCGTGCGGAGGCGCCAGGCGCGTTCGGAATCCCACCCGAGTGTCCTGCGGAGTGCTGATTGACGGGTTCGGCGGGCGTCATCGGCCCTCCATGCTCCGGTTGTCCTGGCTGCGGCATCGGCATCGGATTGCTACTCACGGACATGGACAACAGACTGAAGAGAATCGGCTTCAGTTCGGGATTCAGGAAGTCGTCGCCCTTGAAGGCGAAGCTGATACTCGGCTTCTCCGGGGGAGGCGGCGGCGGTGGCGGCGGCGGGGGATTGATGGTCTTCGCCGGATCATGCCCAAAGGACCGCAGCACGGGCTTGAGCAATTCCTGCCGGTTCACGAGTGGATCTTTGCCCGTCAGGTTGTAGAGCGTCAACTGCTGCTGGCGGTCGCGAGCCGCGTCCACGAACAACTGCGAATCCGGCTTGATGTCGTAGAGGTACCGGCCGCTGATCTTGCGGGCGTTCCACATCGCCAGCGTGCGCGCGCCATCATCGCCCGTGATCGCGATGTAGTCATCGTTGGTCGCATAGCGCATCAGGAGCGCATCAAGTTTGCGAGCGAGACCAATGTACCAATCCACGACCCGACCTTGCTCTTTGCCATTGCGAGCCGAGACGGCGGCAGCAACCGTTGCGGTTTCGGTAGCGGAGCGTACGGTGGATTCTGGAGTCCCGGCTTGATTCCCGCCGATGCCGAGGGTTTCGTCAACTTCGTGCTTAATGGTTGATTCGGTACGATAGTCATCGGCCGTCCCTTGGACTTGGGCGGTCGTATCGAGGATGCGCTTGGACCCGCCAGCTAAGCGCCCTTCCTGTACCAGAATCGTCGTGCCTGGCTCGCCGTTCTTGATCTGATCGAGTTCTGTTTCTCCAAAGGCGCCTTCGTCCACGAGCAGTTTGCCGATCGCCGCATCGCGGAGCTGGATCTTCTGGCGCCGGAAGGTGGAGAGTTCCTTCTGGCTCGCGTCGGTGAAGGCTGAGTCGGCGGGCGGATAGGGAGAATCTGCTAAGTCACGAATGGTCAGGACGTGATACGGGAAGCCGAGGCGCGAGTCGTCCGTGATCCGTCCCTGCTGGTCGAAGGATTGATCGGGATCATCGCGGTGAACGACCGGCCGGTCCTTGATGCCGTCGATGAACGTCAACTGCCGCATCTTCAGCGGGTGCTTCTCGCTCGCATCGAAGAGGCTCGCCTTGTAGGTGAGTTCGACGCCGTGGATCAAGCCGCCAGTTTTCGAGCGCGTATTGCTATCGCTGTCGTACTTGAAGAGGCGGTCGTCTTCCGTCCCGCCATTGCCGACGTCATCTTCGTTCAGATTGAACAGTTCCATCGCCTGTTGCGGAGAGATGAAAAAGTCCATCCCTTCCCAGGCCGCGTCTTCGTCATAGCGCGTGGAGTGCAGGTTCGCGTCAAAGAGAAATTTCTTGGGCGTGAGCCGTCGCGCTTCCCACCATTCGTAGATCGGTACACGCACGGGTTGCTGCGTCGTCGGATCGACTTGTCCTGGCACGGGCTTCGTGATCACGCGGTAGCAGACCTTGGCGATGCCGATCCCCGCCCACGCGAGGACATCGAACAGCAGTTCATCGACTAATCGCACGCCATTGATACCGTCCCGCCCGAGATACCAGTTCAAGACCGCCTGCTTCAGCGAGACTGTCTGTTCGGCAATCGCGGGAGGAGCGGCAGGCGCACCGGCTGGAGGCATCGGGCCGCTGGCGAGAGACGGCGGCGATGAGAGCGACGGTGCGCCCGCCTGTGGAGGCGTCGGCAGCGCATCACTCGCTGGCCCACGCGGAGTCAAGATCATCTCAGGGGAGCGATAGAACAACTGCCCGATTTTTGAATGCACGTTCCGAAAGTGCAGCATCACTTTCAGCAGCACCGGCCCGTCTTTGACTTTCGGGAGATACGAGCGGAGCAGGACGTCCCACGAGAGTTCGGTTTCCTTGCGGCGGTCGGTCGCTTGCTGAATACGCGTCTGCCACTGGCCCACGTCTTCCGCTGACATGGGAATCTGCACCAGGTTCTCGCCGGACCCACCAGAGGGCAGGAGCGCACCCGTGCCGCTTTCGTTGTGGAGCTCGCCATCGACGTTGTGGAGTGCGTCAGAGGCGGTGGGCGACTCGCCTTGTCCGGTCATCGGTGGGTACATCTACATCACCATTCCTGATTCACGGCGCGGCGTCAACCACTCATTCATCAGCGCACGCGGAGAGTCTTTCGGAATCGTCACCGACGCCGGTTTCAAGGTCCGAGGGCTGGGGCGCGCCATCAGCCCAAGTCTGACAGCGTGGGCCGCTTGATCCTCTTGACCGGCGTCGATGTCTTCGGGGTTGTCCTTGTCTTCGACCAACGACGCTAGTGTGCGAATCGCAAACTGACATCTGGGATGAATCAGCAACCATGGGGAGCCGTCTGGCGCCATCTGCAACCAGTGTCGCACACGTCCCCATCCTTGGATCGGATCGGTATCGTCGCACCAGACCGACAAGCCCGCGCGCGCGAATGTCGCCGCATAAGATTCGCCGGTCAGGCCCGCGCCCTTTTCCATTTCGATGTGGCCGATCGTCCGTCCGAGCTTCGCCTTCAACTCATCGCGGAGATACGCCGACTGCCGCTTGATGTCGTTCGCCACGGACGTCGCCACGCGCTTCGGTTCAAAGAGCATTTCATCAATGATGTAGACGCGCCCGTTCGGGAAGATCAGCGCGAAGGCACAGTACGCTTTGTCGCCCCACCGCACCCAGCGATCGAGCTTGCAGCCTTCGGGAAGGTCTGGAATGAGTTTAACGTGACCTTGTTCAGAGAACTCCCCGAAGAACTGCCCGACAATTGCACTCCAATCACCATCGAGGAGTTGGCGGCGACGGTCAACGTCGTAGGCGTAGAGCCGCTTTTCGTAGTTGGTGTAGGTACCATCGGCATCCATCAGGTACGGATTGTCGTACAAACTCGCTTTGATGAACGTGTAGTCGTTCGGATCGTAGCGCGGGTTCTCGGCTGGCTGGACGTCCTTCTCGATGAAGTGCGACACGCAGAACTTGTGCGACGGTCCACCAGGGTTCGTCGTGAGAATCATGCGCGAGATGCGATGCAGACGCTTCTCATCGTTGCGGAGCCGTCCCGCGATGCCCACGATCTGATTCTTGAGCAGGCGTGTCGCTTCGTCTCCACCGAAGAGGTCGTATTCTTCCGAGAGGTACCGTTCCTCGTCGCCCATTGAGTTGACGTGCCCGAAGATGATTTTGGAGCCGGTCAGTTCGCAGATCAGGGCTGGCGGCTGTTTGCCGAGCGACATGATCTTCCGACCGGCCGCGAGGTTGATGTTCTGCACCTCGCGTTCTAACTTGTCGAGATGGGTGCGGCGCAGTTCTTCGAGTTCGCGTCGGACGATCAGTGTGCGGAAGTCCTCGTACATGAGCGAGCAGCGGAGGGCTTCCCAGCGGAGACCAAACGATTTCGATCCTCCTGCTGACCCGCCCCAGAGGATATTCGGCGTTTGCGTGGCATGCAGCGTGACGCCCTTCGGCGTCGGCTGATACAACCACTTGGCTTCGTGAGCACTCGCCACAGTCGCCAGCGTGCCATCAGGATTGAAGCCGACACCATACGCGTAGCGGTCATGTTTGAGATACCGCGTGATCTGCGCGTGCGTCCACTTGTGTCCAGAGAGCCAACGGCGCCAGTGGAGTTCGGTCCAGTTGCCGACAGCAGGCCAGACGTGCGTGCCCTTGGGAGGAGTGAACTTTACTTGAGGCGAGTGCGCGCGTAGATCCACAGCAGGAGCAGGAGCACGGCGAGACCGTCGCGGAGCATCATGCACGAAGCAACGCCTCTTTAGCCGCGAGGCGGATTTCTGCGATGGCCCAATCGTCAGGCGTATCGAGTTCGCAGGTTTCGCTTTTCGGAACTATGAGTGGAACGCATGGATAGAGGTACCACGGTTCTCTTGTCAGTCCTGCATTTCTGCGTCTGAATCCGTAGACCGTTCCATCGCGCCGACATCCTGGTGCTGCTGATTGACGTCGTTCGCGTACTCCGTGATCATCCCACGACGTGAGGTGTCCGGTGGAGTCGATATACATCATGCGCTCTGGAGATTCTGTATCCACGACGCTGACGACAGACATCGTATGTGGATTCTCCATCAGCCGAATGGCGTCCTTGAGATGCTTCGGTTCTCGCAAGGGCTGTGTCGGTTGCACGAGCAGGATGATCTGATCATCAGGACCGGGAATGCGCGCTAGGACATCACGCACTACGTCGATCATCGGCGTGTCATCTTTCGCGAGTGCTTCCGGACGTTGCAGAGATGGTGTATTGAGCGTGTCCCTCACAATACCTAGGAACGTCGGATGGTCCGTGGTGATAAAGGCTCTCGTGATACCAGCTGCTAGTACACACTGCGCGGCTCGCTTCACAGGGCTTTCGCCAGAGAGCATTCTGAAATTCTTATTCGGAATGCCCTTCGATCCTACACGCGCTGGGATAATTGCGAGGACGTCACTCATGCGACGCCAGACGTGTACGGTACCAGTTTATTCACGAGGACCGTCTGAATGATGGCGTGTGCGACTTTCGCGCCGGCACCCGGAAGACCATAGAGCGCCGAGCGTGGATGCGTCCGTGTCGCCTGTTGCTGAATCGCGTAGCAAATCGCGCGTACGTCGAAGGTCGGAATATCCATCACATTGCTCGCGCGCTCGCGGTGCTCTTGCCGGAGGCCGATATTCACGACGGGCACGCCGAGGTACGCGCACTCACGGATGCCCACACTGGAATTGCCGACAAGACACGCGGCCTGCGTGAGCAGTTTCAGAAAGCGTTCCGGCTTGAGATTCCGCACCGTGCGAAACGGCACGCTGGGCATGAAGCTCCGCATCTGCTTGGACACGACATCGGCGTCCGCGTCTTCGCCAGGCCAGAAGCAGATGGTGGGATATTTCGTCTCCTCACAGGCCGTGAGGGTGACGAGCATATCCAAGCCATTCGTCGCGATGCGCGTATCGGGATGCTGCATCACCACGAGGAAGGGTCGGTCGAGGTCGATCGGATCGCCGTGTCCCCCAAGTTCATCCAGTGTGACCGGCACCTCGCTGTCGATTTGCGCGGCAATGTCGATGGATGGGCATCCCGTGAGCCACACGGGCGCGTCGGGACGAATCTGCTTCACGTACTCAGCCGCGTGCTCCGTCGCGACACAATGCGCATCGGCGAGTTGCGTGATCGCATGGCGCACCTTGTCGTCAATCGAGCCGGTGTGTTCGCCGCCTTGCAGATGAATCAGCGGGATGTTCTGGTAACTGGCCGCGATGGCTGGCGCTAAGACTTCATGGCGATCGGCCACGACCACCACCGCCGCTGGCTGGGTCCGCGCAAAGTGCGCCGCGCATTCCGCAATGAGCGCGCCGGTTTCTTTCGCGGAGGTTTCGCGCGTGGCGCCTTCATAGGTCGTCCACATCTCGGTCACATTGGCGCGAAAGTCTTTGCGAACGAGATTGATCACGCGGCCGTACCGCTCCAGTAGCGTGCTACCCGCGCAGACGATGTTCACGTCGATGTTGCCCGAGTGCAGGGCTTGAATGACGCTCTTGACGCGTGCGTAGGAGGGCCGTGCCGTAATCACGACGCAGACGGTCACGCGAGCACTTCCTGCGAGACGTGCTGCCAGCGGCCGACGAAGCGACCAGGGTCTTCATCAGCAAAGGCGCGGAGCGCGCGGAACTCTTCGACGGTGGCTTCCCACGGCGCATGGCGACGAGCCTGGAAGGGGAGCTGCACATGCTTTTCGATCATGCGTGCGCCGAGCGCAATCGCCGCTGCCGCGCCAGCAATACCCGCGCAGTGATCGGACCAGCCGAAGGTGCCTGGCTCCAGATGCACAGCGCCCGTTGGCGTCGGGTAGCGCGTGACGGTCGTGAGCGGAAGTAGACGCGGTTTCTTGTAGCCTTTGTTCATCGGCTTGATCCACAGCGCGCGCACGGGATTGGAGACGATGACGGTCGTAAAGTTCGCGGCGAAGATGGCTTCTGCTAGTGTCTTTTCAGCGCCTTCACCCGCGCCCACTTTCACATGGGGTGAGATGGACCGGAGCATCGGCACGTTCGCTGCGTTGTAGACCGTGCAGAGGAATTTCACGCCGCAGTGTCCACACAACTCCGCGAGCTGCGCGAGCGCATCATCGGAGAGTTCGGCGCGTTCAAACCAGGAGAATTGCGGATCGGATGGCCGCAGATGCGCCACGCGCGTCATCTGGAATTTGATCCAGTCGGCGCCGGCTTCGGTGTAGCGGTAGATGAACTCTTTCGCGAGCGATAAATCCCCGCCATGATTCGACGCGACCTCTGCGATCAAGTCGACGCGGCGCATCACTTCCCACTCGCCATGAGCCGCTGTAAGGCTTGCGCGATGCTCTGTTGCGCGTTCGACACCATCGGTCGGGCTTGTGCAGCGAGTGCCATCGCTTTCGCCTTCGCGGCGTCGATGCCATTGACAGCTGAAAGACCCGCGCTCTGAATCATGCCGGGGAGTTGTGGCACGAGGTTGCTGACCTGTTGGCCGAACTGTCCGACCGCTTGCGGAATCTGCATGAACGGTTCGGACTGCGCGAGATTACGACCGGCCGGATCAGGCATGGCTAATACTTGCCGACGTCGTTCGTGCCTTCCGCGATGTCGTTCGGCTTCGCGGTGACTTTCTTCGCCATGTGCTTGAGGAGCGAGGTCGCAATGGCGTGCTGGGGGTGCATGGCGCGTTCGGTCTTTTTGAGACCAGGCCCGACCGCGAAGTCGTGGAGTTGGGACTTGTTCATCGAGAGCATGCCACGATTGGCGGGATTGAGCTTCGATGGCTCGTGCTCTGCGATGGCCGCAGCGATTTGCTGGTTCCGGCTCACGGCTGGCATACGGACTCCTTGGGTGTGCGGACGAGGTTACGGTAAGTCCTTGCGGAAAGTCAAGTTTCCTTATAGGGCATCCACTCGGGTTTCGCCTTCCCGATCGCCGTCATGCGCTTCGTGGTGTTGTGCGTGATCACGCGCTCTGGTAAATCAGGAGGCGCTGGGCCTTCACAGGTCGCGCAGCGATGGAGCGGCCGGCGAATCTTCTCGCTCGTTATTTCGAGGAGTGGTTCGCCTGCGTTGACCGTCTCCCCACAGTTCCCACAGTAGCACGGGACGTCTCGACGAACCCAGGTTCTCATAATTGGTCTATCTCGTTGATTTCTTTTGAGTAACGAAGAAACCACGCGATGTTCTCGATGCAAAGTAAGACATTTCCAGCAGGACATGGCGTGCGGTGTGGGCAGTTGTCGTGCCGTGTTGGTGTGGAGAGTGACAGTTTCCGCATCCGTAGTGCTTCCTCAAGTTCACTTTGTGTGAATGGAGGTTCGTTCGGATCGAGTTCCCATTGTCCGTTGATTTGCTTACCTAAAGCGCACATCGCGATTCATCCTTCTGGGTTGTGTTGTCTTGATGGCTTTTTTCAGAATCTCAGGGTCTACCAACCGTCTCGGTTGCTCCTGATTAGCTAGTTCTTTCTTAGTGGGGGAGGGGAGGGGAGGGGAGGGGATCGCGCGCTCGCGCGAGGCGTCGTGTGGAATCCGTTCGGATTCCGCGTGGATTCCGTTGCCATTCCCGTTGGATTCCGCGTGGATTCCATGCGACGACTTGCGCTTTCTATCGATTTCTCGTTTAATTTTGATAGTTTGCGCTGATGGATTGAAATCCTTGTAGTCGTGGATGGTATAACCGTCCTTGACCTTATCCCAGAGGCCAACTTGTACTAACCGTGCCGCGTAGCGACCAGCTCTCGACCACGGCCAGACCGCGCTGAGACCATCTGACGGCACGAATCCGTCCGTGAGATATGTGTTCGCGTAGACGAGGCCACAGACCCATAACCATGAGGCCATCGGTCCCGCTCGAAGGAATTTCGGGTGACGAGGAACCTCATCACCTACTCTGACCCACGCCATAACTACGCCGCCGTTCTAGTGGTCTTGCGTGGACGATTCCAGTAGGGGGATTTACAAGTGCGGTTGGCGCAAACCTTCGGGAGTTGGTCAGTACGTGGGTGCCAGGCGTGTCCGCACCGGCGACATTTGAGTGTCGGTAGCTTCATGGGGCATGAGTATATACCTAAGACGGCGAGCGTCAAGAGAGAAGTATGTATGAGAGAAAGAGATGGAACTAGAAAGGTCCATGCGAATACAAAATGATTGACAAACGTGAACCATGCTGAAATTAGATGGGAACGAGCGGAACGATTTAAGTTGACGTGTGAATGGGTCCCCGTGTATCGTTCGGTTACGAACGATACACGG